CCCTCGGAAGGCAAAACCCTTCCCAAAAGTGACGGCCGCCCCTCCGGGCGGCCGGCCACACGCGTTGCAGCTGGCCGTATTACTACGGCCCTAAGTTGGCTGCTAGCTGTGTGGTACCATACCTACTTTGTAAGACTGTACGCCATCTCGGGGGATCACTCCCCCTCGATAGTTTCCAGTCCCATAAGTAGCGCAAGCCAGTACTACCTCGGCGTCAAACACAGAAAATGGGGTTACCCTCATTCTCCAAGGTCTAAACGCTCTGATGTACCGGATACTGTTACGCGTTTTGGTAGTCCAGCGCGCAGGGTCATCCTCCCAAAAGACGATATCACCAAGGGCTTGTGGCCCACGGCAAGATCGTACAGCGGAAGGGACTTGGTCCTGCACGGTGAACCACGCCCGACGATTCAGCTCAAAGCCAAGTGCTCTGAGCCTAGCAGTCATGGCGTGTATCCCATTAGCGAACGGTATGAAGTCCTGAGGACCCATGGGCTGCTCTTTGAGGTAGAAACCCCTCACTGGTTGTCCAGCAAAGTAATCTCCACCACAGCTCTCACGGAAAGGAACATTCCCAACAAAAGATTTCTCTCTATTGAGTTTGAACCCACAAAACCTCAAGACCGGATCTACGTTTGCAAACTGAGAGTCCTCGACGATGATGTCATCGCCGAAAACAAAGACGTCCTTGCCAAGAATGCCCGCTTTTCCGTTCATACGAACGACTGCGCAGCAAATCGCGGCGAATAAGAGCGTCTCCAGCTCGAAAGTAAACCCGTTACCCATACTAGAGAATTTCTCTAGATGCACCCAGTGGCCGTCAACAAGAGTAGCCTTCGAACGAAGGTCATCAAGTTGACTAAACCATAAGGGCGGCATGCATAACCTGACAAGGGTCGTGCATACGGTATCGCTTGCATTTGAAAGATCGAGTGTGCAAAACTCGCGCGTGACTGATGAGTCACAGGCAACCCGCCTGTGTACATCCTGCGCCGCGTCTAGATCCCAACCAGCCAAACGCAATCTCTTGCGCAACTCCCTGCCGAGAGCAAGCTGGTAGAAGACATTAATGGATGGTTCCGCAGCGATGCTGCGGTCCACTAGTGCCGTCTTAGGAACCGTTGTGAAACGATTTCCACGAGACCAAGAAAACTTTCCTTGACGTTGTGCAAAAGCTGCACCCCATTGGGTCCCTAACCACTGCGGTAGGAACCAAACGGCGTCACGTGTCAGAGTTGGATCACTAGACATTTTGTCAGGTACAGTGGTGTTCCTGCCTCTGTCGGAAAACGTGGCTCCCGGCCCGTGCCGCCCAAGCGCAAGCTCAGGCGGCCGTTGGCCAATCCACGAAACGATGATTTTTCGAACCGTCGCGAAGAACGCGTCGATCCCCGCAACCCGGTCAGAGGCATGCCTATGCTCGGGTAAGTAAGCGGTCAGTCGTTCGTTGGAAAGGAAACAGTCCCTCTCACCGTCCCACCACTTCTGCATTGCTGCAGCGCGGCGGTCCGTTACCGTCGGAAGTTGTTGAAACTTCTTTAGGAGCGCACATGCCGCGTTGTCGCGGGCATAGTGCTGGGGACTGATGTAACTACGTGGGTCTACGCTTAATCGCGCAAGACCATCCCATTCGCCGTTGCGGAGCATCACTGCTGCGCTGAGCGAGACTGGGGTACCGAGGCCCTCAAAGTAGAGAGAAGCCGTACGCACCAAATCATCTGGTAACGTAAGAGTTGCTGCCATTGTTT